ACACGTGCGAGCGTCCTGAGAGCCGTGCGCTTGGGTCCTCTGCCCAGTGATCTGCGCCACCAAGGGTAAAGGTGTTTGGATGGAAGTAGTGGTCGTAGCGTCGGTAGATTGCACGCATGCGGTTCTGTTCAGGCTCGACGAGTTGCTTTCGGTTCATAGCCTCGAGAGCGAGCAAGTAATCTTCGTTCTCCTCAGCTACCTCGCCAAGCTGGTTGAGGCGCTGGCGCTCCAGGGACATGCCCTTCTTCTGCTCGGCGGTGAGAGCCTGCAGTCGGTCGAACTTTGGATTGATCTTAGCAACGCGCATCTTGCCGCCGGAGATGAGGGCGTCATTGATTGTGCGTCCTGAGCCAGCCTTCTTCGTGCGACCATTAGCAACAGCGCTGGGGAGTGCGCGTGCCTTACGGCCTTTCGTAGCAGCTGGCGTGGCTTCTGTCTTGATTGGTGTGCCAGGAGCAGCAACTGCTGCAGTCTTCTGGCCACGGATCTCCTTGCGGGCGGTCTCGATAGCCTTCTTGATACCCTGGATATTCCCCGGAGTGACGACGTTAGGATCAGTCGTGATCATGGAAGGAACTTCCTTCCCATCCACAAATGACCCAGAGGTCATCTTTAGTTTGTCTTTAGGCATTTGCAATCTCCCCAAAATAGCTGAACACAGGCTTCGTCACCGGGTTCGAAGGGTTTCTGGTCGCGTGCCTCACCGACAGCGCCAGTGCCATTACGGCATCAGTTTCCAGCTTCTTGTCATCTAGCTTGTAGCCCAGCAGCTGGCGCCGGAGCTCCATCCAAGCACCCTTACGTGGGAGCTTGAGCTGTTGCCGATCAATCACGGCCTTGAGATCTGCCAGAAGCTCCAGCTTCTTGGCTCTCGTGCCACCGAAGTCATAGTCCCTCAGTGGCTTGATGATGCTGAACTCCTGGCGGAAAAGCTTACCACCGAAGCCAGTCGAGTCAATGGTGCTGGTGCATGCAGCCCCATCCTGGTTGTAGAGCAGGTGCCCCTCTCGCACCATGTTTACCACCGATGGGATTGTCTGCTTGCCAACCTTGCGTCGGCACCGGACACCTACCATCATGTCGCGCTCCGTGTAGTCAATCGTGATTGCCCACGTCGCGTCTGATGAAATGCCAGGGTCTACGCCCTGGGAGTACCTGCGGCCCTTGGTCGGAGCAATCTCCTCTTCGAAGTCCACGAAGCACTTGTCGATCATGTCTGAGTTGAAGTACGCATCTCTCGCCTCGATGAAGTAACCGTCAATGTTCTGCGGTACCAGGTACTCTGCCTGCTGTCGTACGATTGAGTCGAACGTTGCGGCGTCGAGACCGAACCCTACGTTGTCCCTAGTCGAGAGCCGGAAGCTCATGAACTGGTCATCGCGGTCTGGGTTGATTGGGTTTCCCAGCTCCCACAGGTCTGCGTAGTCGTTGATGCCCTCAGTCGGTGTGCCAATGAAGTGCAGCTGTCCACCTGTCGAGAGTCGTCGGAGGTTCAGAACCTCTTGGTAGATCATGAGAAGATGTGGCTCGAAGGCTGCCTCGTCGAACGAGATGCCATTCATGTCCTTGCCCAGGAGGGCCTTGGCCTTGTCCTGAGTGGTGCGGAAGTGGATGTTTGCCCCGCCGAAGATGGGGTCAACCTTGATCCACAGGTACTCACCGCGGTACTTCTTCTCTAGGTTATATACTGGACCGATCTCTTTCACGATTGGGCATCCCCTACCGCGTTGGGCCGGATGGCTTCCTTGAAGAAGCATCGATAGTTCCCTATGCACCAACTCGGCAGTTTCCTGCTGGATACCAATGTGATACCATTCGTAAGGCTCGGTAGTCCAACGTTCGGCATCCTCAATGGACCCAGCGGTCGGGGGACGAAGTCCCAGCTTGTAGGTGGCAGAGTGCAGGACTCCAACCGCCATCCCCAAAGTCTTACCGGCCCGGTTGCCAGCGCTGCACACAGTGGTCAGGTATTTAGGCCTGAACCCTGTCTCATCACGGGCAACCATACCTTCTAACCAGGCCAACTGGCCCGGATTGAGATTGACACCTAGCCAGCGAGAGGTGAAGAAACCGATGTCGGTTCGGCCTCTGGCTAGATCTTGGGCAATCTCAGCATTAATGTTCAAGCAGTTCTTCCTTTGTTTCGAGCGCTAATCGCCTTGGCCTTAGCCTTGGCGTCAGCTTTGCTGCTAGCTCCCCACGCTTGAAGTGAGAGCAGGAGACGCGTCGGTCGCCCTTTGGAGTCCCGCTCCGGCCCGGGCATGTTACCCATGCGGGCCAGGAACGACGCACGACGCGGATTGTCGCCGGACTTAACCGGCGCCTTGAGCGTGCCCCCCTTATAGGAAGCACGCCCCTTAGCGTTTAGACCACCCGCAGGATTCTTACCTTCCTTGCGAGTCCAGGCTGGAGTCTTAGCCACGCTGGGCTACGGTGCGCTGACCGGCTTTGTTGGTACCAAAGAGAGTCTTGCCGCCCTTGGGAAGCTTCTTTCCCTTTGCTGCCTTGCCCTTAGGCTTGGCCTTTCCCTTAGCGCCCTTCTTGGCGTACATATCCATAAGGAACGCTGGCATCTTCTTACCTGGCATTATCTCCCCCTTGATGTTTTAACTGTACGATATCGATAAGGAGCTGAGCTAGCTGGAATCCCAGGAGTTCTCTTCTCCTTAACCCTGTAGGTAATCTTTGATCGATCTGGGTTCGGGTTTGGCTGGCTCTTTGGAGCCTTCTTCTTCCCCAACATTATCGACCACGCGTCCCGCCCTTGGCGAGTCCTTCCTTAGTCTTGCGCAGGATGTAGTCCTTACGTGACTCTCCCTGCTTGGCCTTCTCAGCCGGCATTACAATCTTATCCTTGTAAACCTGGGCTGCAGTTCGCTTTGACTTCTCTGGATGAGCGCCGTCAAACGGCATGTAGTCGAACGACTGCCCAGCCTGTACGTATACTGGACGAGGCTTAGGACTGCCTGGCTTGCCCTTCGGCTTAGTAGGCTTCCCGCCGCCATCGGCCATCTGCGAGGACTTGCGGCCACCGCCACGACCGGAGTCTCGATCAAATCCGGCTTCCTTCTTCACCTTGATTGTACCGTCGGCATAAGTGCTTACGCCGGTGGCGTTGCTCTTCGACTTGCGCTTGTCTTCCTTCAAAGTGCCAAGCGCTACTCGGTAGTTGTCAATCTGTGCCCAGATCTTCCTCTTCTCTTTCCAGTTCTTAAACTTGCCAGTGCTTACATAGTTAACAAGGCGCTGCATATCAGCAAGCATATCCTTGCGAGCTTGGGTTCCGCGAGCCGGAGCTCCGCTGGTATAGCGCTTGCCAGGAGTGCTCTTGCCTGTGTTACCACGGCTTTCGACCTTAGTCGATCCTTCAACGCTTCTGTTTACCTTCTTTGGTGGTGCCATAGTTATTCTCCTTTGTTCCCGAACGCAACATCGTCCGGATTAAGCCAGCGAAGGATTACTGGGAGAACAGCTGCAAGGCCCGCAGCCGCGAGCGAGCGAATGCCGTCGCGGTTAAGGTCGAGAACGCCGTCCCCAAGCACGATCAGCTGGGCGACTACTGCGGCTAGGAACGAGCGCCCCCAGGACGCCAGTACAGCCTTAAGTTCCTTGTTCATTGTCTACCTCCTCTGCGATCAGAGTATATGATCCGCCCCCGAGAATCCCAGCCATTGCGACTGCGAGACCTCGATCTGCGTTCTTTTCCTTTCTTCGGTCCAGCATTTCCTGGGCCCGGAGTCCCTCCGACAGTGTCGGAACTAGATCCCCGTTTTCGACCATCTTGAAGACGTATCCGCTTACAAGCTTGGCCAAGTCGCTATTGGTAGCCTCAATCTGCACTGCCTGCTGCACCTTCTTGGCTACCTGCTTACGAGCATTCATGTGCTCTTCGGTAAGGTGCTGGCGCTTGTGATTTCCTAACGTGATCCTGCTGATGTAGGAGTTCTCTGCCTTTAGCCACAGGCTGATCTTGATGTCGGACATGCCCTCGGTCATCTTTCGGTTGATCACGTCTACCAATGGACTGGCGCACACTGCGCACTTGCTGAGCAACTTCATTACGCAAGGGCCATGGCATTCAGCTGCCAGTAGGAAAGTGATAGGACTAGGCCGTTTGTGGTTTGCGCCGTGCCGTACAGTTTGATTTTTCTTGCGCTCGTTGAGTCTGCAACCCAGGTCTTAGTAAGAGCTACGGTTCCGCCTCGTCCGCTTGTTCCGAAGTTATCTGCGCGGCCATATCCCAAAACGGCGATCTGGTTATTTGAGGAATCGGTAACGTCTACGCGAACAAAAGCATACTGAATAACTGTTGTGTTGAGACTAGCATATCCAGTCATTGTGATTAGGAAC